CGACGAACTGCCGAGCTATGATCAGGTGCGCAAATGGCGGATGAGAGGTTCGATGCCGGGGGAGTGGCTGGCGCGGCTGCTGGTGGCGCTGGAGCGGACGGACAGCCTGCCGCCGGGCCGGCCTGTGATGCAGGCCCTGTTCTGCCGGACGGGAGCGTCCTCGAAACCGAAACCCGTGTCTTCTGGGCCGCTGCACAGCGTCTTCGACTGACGCCGCTGGACGCCGGGACGACAGAGGAGATCGACGAGGCGCTGGACGACCTGATGGCGATTGCGACCAACACGGACAGCCCGCGCCTCGTCGCGGCCTGCAACGACCTGCTGCACGAGGAGGCGAAGCGGTGCGGATTCTAGGCGTGGACCCCGGCGGCTTCGGCGCCTTGGCGCTGCTGACGAAAGACGGCCTCGTCGTGCAGGACATGCCCGTGTTCATGGTGCGGCGCGGGCGGTCAGACAAGCCGGAACTGGACGTGCATGGCCTGATCGACCTGCTGGCCGTCTGGCAGCCCGATGCGTGCTACTTCGAGCAAGTCGGCGGCATCGACGGCCAGTCGGCCTCTGCCGCCTTCAACTTCGGCCGCGCCGCCGGGGCCTGCGAGGCGCTGGTGAAATCCTGCGGGGCCAAGTTCGTGCCCGTGACGCCGCAGAAGTGGAAGCGGGCGATGGGCGTTCGCGGCAAGGACGACGCCCGGGCGATGGCCACGAACAGGTGGCCAGCCAACGCGGCGGACTTCAGGCGGCAGAAGGACATCGACCGCGCCGAGGCCGCGCTGCTGGCCGAATACGGGCAGAAACAGGAAACCTTCAGCTTGGGGATATTCTCGTGAAACGTGCCGACATTCTGGACACCGCCAAGGCCTATGTGACCAAGGACCGGACCGCCGACCACGGCGACATGGAGGACAACTTCAAGGTCATCGCGCACCTGTGGTCCGTCTACCTGAGCACGCCGGTGGCGGCGCATGACGTGGCGGCGATGATGGGGCTGCTGAAGATCGCCCGCATCCGCTCCAACCCGCTGCACCAGGACAACTGGATCGACTGCGCGGGCTACGCGGCCTGCGGCGGGGAGCTGGCCGCGAAGATCGAAACGATGGCGCGCGGGGGCCCTTGACACCCGACATCAGGTTGCAATACACCTGACATACTGACGACCCGGACGGAACAGGACAGGCAGGTAAGCCACACATGCAACCCCTCCCCCACCAGCTTATCGGCGCGCGGTTCCTCGCTGACCGCAAGACGGCCTTGCTGGCGGACGCGCCGAGGGTCGGAAAGACCGGCGCGGCGATCATCGCCGCGGACTACACCCTCGCGCAGCGCACGCTCGTCATCACCACGGCCTCGGGCCGGCCTGTGTGGCGGCGCGGCTTTGACACCTGGTCGGCGTTCCGCCTGCGCTGCGCCGTGGCGCAGAGCCGCCTCGACCGCGACCACCTGACGGCGGATCGGCTGGTCATCGGCTGGCCTGCCCTGTCCGGGATGGCCGACACGCTGGCCCGCGAGCGGTTCGACCTGCTGATCGTGGACGAAAGCCACTACGCCAAGAACCCCGAGGCCAAGCGCACGCAGGCCCTCTACGGCGGCCTTACCGACAGCGCCGACACGGTGTGGTGCCTGACCGGCACGCCCATCCCCAACGCGCCCAACGACCTGTGGCCCATGATGGCCGCGCTCTGCCCTGAGCGGCTGTCCGGCGTCGAGACCTGCGACGCCTTCGTGGCCCGCTATTGCATCACCAAGCCCAAGCGCCTGAGCCGCTGGAACACCATTCAGGTCGCCATCGGCGGCAAGAACCTGGACGAACTGCGGCAGCGGCTGGACGGCTTCTGGCTGCGCCGGACGCAGCAGGACGTGGGCATCACGGCGCCGATCTACGACCTGCTGCCCATCGTCCTGACGGCCACGCAGAAGCGCCGCATCGAGGCCGAGATCGACGGCGCCGAGGACATCCTGGCTGCCGCCGAGACGGGCGAGACCCGAGGCCTCGACATGCAGCTCGGGACGCTGCGGCGGATCACCGGCACCATCAAGGCGCAGGGCGTCGTCGCGGCCGTCAAGGACGAGTTCGACTGCGGCCTCGACAAGGTGGTCATCATGGCCTGGCACAAGGATGTCATGGACCTGATCGAGGCCGGGCTTTCGCAGTATGGCGTTGTCCGGGTTGACGGCTCTACGTCAGCCGACAAGCGCGAACAGGCGCAGCGGGAGTTCCAGACGGGTTCGGGGGTCCGTGTCTTCGTCGGGCAGATCATCGCCTGCGGCGAGGCCATCGACCTGTCGGCCAGCGCCGAACTGATTTTCGCGGAGAGTTCCTGGGTCGTAAAGGACATGACCCAAGCCGCTCTGCGCGTGACGAACGTGGGCCAGACACGACAACCGCGGGTCCGTGTCGCAGCCCTCGAAGGGTCTCTGGACGAGGCCCTGCAAACCGTCCTGACCCGTAAAGTCCAAACCATACGAGAGGTGCTGAAGTGACCCTGAAGATCGAAGTGACTGTTCCCGAGACCGTGGTTGACGCTGGCCACGCCTCGATCTACCTGGCCAAGGCGCTGGTCGCCATCGGCTATTCGCGCTTCGCCGCGCAGCCCGAGGCCGACGAGGTGCTGGCCGATGAAGGCCCGAACTACGCCGCGATGAAGGCCGCGGCCGAGGCGGTGCGGCCGGAGCCGGAAGCGCCGCAGCCCCCCGCGATCCGCTACATCGGGCAGGCCAGCGGCGGCAAGCGCCGGACCAAAGCCGAGATTGCGCTGGACGAGGAGGCCACCCGGCTGCTCGCCGTGGTCGGCCTCGACGAGGCCCGGTTCAACGCCGCGCTCGACAAGGCGGCGGGCGATTGGGACGCCGTGATGGCTGATCTGCGCGCCGCCGCCGAGGCCAGGACGGAGGCGAAGCCCGCCATCTCGACCGGCGGGGAGCGCGTCGATCCGGCCGCCCCGCCGGTGCCGGAAGACGACGAGGACGACGGCGAGACCGAGACCTGCACGCACGACGATGTGCGCGCCGCGCTGGGCGACTATGCGGCCAGGTTCGGGATGCCTGCCGCCACGAGCAACGGCCCGAAGCTGATGGGCGCACCCAAGATCAGCGCCATCCCCGACGACCAGGCGGCGCTGCGCAAGGCCGTGCTGGCGATCCGCGCCGCCATCGAGAAGGGTGAGGCATGACCGGAAACCACCACGAGCGGGCCCACGCCACATGGTCCGCCTCGGCCAGCGCCCGGCTCTGGGGTTGCCCCGGCAGCCTCGCGCTGATCGCCAGCCTCGGCCTGCCCGACAAGGAGTCCGAGGCGGCGGCATGGGGGACTGCGGCACATGAGGTGGCCGAGTTCGCGCTAGGCACCGGCAACGACTGCGCCGACTTTCCGCGCAAGACGGTCAAGACCAAGGCCCACGAGATCGACGTTGACGACGAAGTGCTGGAGTGCGCGCAGGTCTACGTCGATTATGTGCGCGGCCGACTGGCGGAACACGGCGACGGCGCGACGCTGCTGATCGAGCAGCGGTTCAGCCTTGCGGCGCTTGATCCGCCCTTCGACGCGGGCGGCACGGGTGACGCCGTGCTGCTGCTGCCCGCGTGGGACATGATCGAGATCGTGGACCTGAAGGGCGGGCGCGGCGTCGTTGTCGAAGCCAGGGGCAACAAGCAGCTGCGGACCTACGCCCTTGGCGCCTACATGGCCAACCCCGGCCCGTGGGCCCAGGTCCGCGCCACCATCGTGCAGCCCCGCGCGCCGCACCCGGACGGTCGGATCAGGTCCGAGACGATCCACGTCAGTGACCTGATCGAGTGGACGGCCGATCTGCTGGACGCGATGCAGACGGCCGCCACGGCGCAGCGCAACATCCGGGACGTGATCGACCACGGCAAGTGGCTGTCAGCCGGAGAGCACTGCACCTTCTGCCCGGCGCTGCCGACCTGCCCTGCGGTCGAGCGCAAGGCGCTGGCCGTGGCGCAGACCATGTTCGCCCCCGAAGGCATCGCGGCCCCGCCGCCTCCGGCCACGCTCGGCATGGAGCGGCTGGTTCAGGTGCTCGACGCGGCCGACATGATCCAGAACTGGCTCAACGCCTGTCGTGCCTACGCGCAGGATCAGGCCGAGATGGGTCTGGAGGTGCCGGGCTACGTCCTCGTGCCCAAACAGGCCCGGGGCTGGGCCAAGCCCGACGCCGAAGTGGCGCTGGAGCTGACGATGGAACTCGGCCTCGCCGCCGATGCCATCTACGCCGAACCGAAGCTGAAGTCCCCGACCGAGATCACAAAGGTGCTGGGGGCCAAGCGCAAGGCCGAGATCGCGCATCTGCGCGCGAAGACTGGCAAGGGCCTGAACCTGGTTCGGGCCGAGAAGACCTCGCGGGAGGCCGTGGTGGCGCCCGCGCTGGCAATGTTCGAGAAGGAGAACTGAGACATGGCGATGTATCGCACGGAACTGAAGAAGTCGCCGCTGATGCGGATCAGCTACGCCTTCGGGCTGTTCCAGCCGCAGAAGGACGACAAGGGCAACCCGACCGACAAGTACACCACGACGCTGATCCTGCCGAAGTCCGACGCCAAGGGCCTGCGCATGTTGCAGGAGATGGTGGCCGAGGTCGTCCACGGCCAGTGGGGCGAGAAGGGCGTCGAACGGTTCAAGAAAGGCCTGATCAAGAGCCCCATCATCGACGGCGCCAGCAAGTCGGCCCTCGACAAGGACGGCAACCACAAGTCCGGCATGTCGGACGACGTGGTGTTCATCCGGCCCATCACCTACCGCAAGCCGAAGGTCTTCAACGCGCAGGTCATGCCGGCGACCGAGGACGAGGTGAAGTCCGGGTATTGGGGTTACGCCGCCCTGAACGCGCTGGCCTGGCACAACCCGTCCAACGGCGACGGCGTGTCGTTCGGGATCGACATGTTCCAGGTCGTCAAGGCCGACGAAGTGCTGGGCGGGGGCGGCGGCGCTGACCCGGATCGCTTCTTCGAGGCCGTGGCTGGCGGTGCCGGTGGTGGCGACACCGGCCCTGCGCCGGGCGCGGGCGGCCGCGGCGCGGCGAGCATGTTCGACTGAGCGCCGTCCAGACCGGCGGCCTGACGTGGGCCGCCGGAACCCCGCACAACTCAAGGAGACCTGACATGACCACCAGCAAAGGGCACAACGTCGAAGCGGCATTGCAGCACTACGTTGAACGGATCGAACGGCTGCGCGCCGAAAAGCGCGAACAGGCGCAGGATTTCACCGACGCCATCAAGGAAGTCTTTGCCGAGGCCAAGGGCGAAGGCTTTGACGCTGCGGCGATCCGCGAAGTCATCCGCCTGCGCGCCATGCCGCGGGGGAAGCGCGAGACGCTGGACCTCTACGCACAGCGGCTGGGGGTGTTCGGATGAACTGGCTCCTGTTCCTGATCGTCATCGGGCCGCAGGGCCCTCTCGTGAGCAACAACGGCCTGCCCATCGCCCGGGTGGCGGACCGGATGCATTGCGACGCCCTTGGCGAGGCGCTGGTCGTCCTGATGGACGTATCGGCTTCGAGGCCGGGCTTCCGCTTCGACTATGCCTGCTTCGAGGACCGCGGCGTATGACACCCCTCGAAGACCTGATCACCCGGGCCGTCCGTGAAGACGGCCTGGAGGAGCTGGTGGTCCGCGTCAGCGCCTATGCGCATCTGGCCGAGGCCATCGGAGAGCCCGCAGCGTGGCAGGCCATCGCCAGGTATCGGGGCCGCATGGCGGGGCCTTGGGGTGTCGGCATCCGCGCCAATCCGGCCGCCGCCATCCGCGCCGCGCTGGACGCCGGACGGACGGAGGCAAAGCCCGCAGCGCCGGAGGACGTGTTCGGCTGATGA